CCCAAGATCTACCTTTACGTCTGTTATCCTCATAGTGTATTCTGACCATACAATCTTTTACATTTACACCATATAATAATGTATAATCTGGTGAGTTAAGTAGATCCACCGGATCTATGTTTAATAAAGGAATTGTAGTCTCTTGAGGTTTATACATATTGCCCCACGTTTCTTTATTAATTAAAGTAAAATTATAGTTTAAATTTATATGATCTCTCATATAAGTATTTAACATATCGAACGTTCGGGAAAATGGAAAAGGTGAATCTGTAACTTGTGATTTTAAAATGTCGTTTTGTAATTTATCTCGGTCAATGTCCCAATCTTTAGGCATCTCCACATCACCATAATATAGAGCTTGCTCTGTTAATACTTTCTTATGCATACCACCACCATTTTTAATCTATGCTTTTCTGTCTGTCAAGTCCCAAGACTGGCCTGATTCATTCCAAACATGAACCCATTCGTGAGTGCCAGCATCATTCTGTGATTGTTGTTCTGCAGTTAAAGCAGGAGCATCACCGATAGGTGATTGCCATTGTGCAGTTGTATTATCTTTTACCCAAGATGCGTAAGGTTTTTTAGGCCAAAAGATATTATTATCTTCGTCCCACTCATAACCAATACCTGCATAATTTCCTCTAAATGCTTTTGAGTTATCACCAGATTTATGCGTATTGTGCATTGTATTATATGAAGTTTGAATCCACATCTGTGCAGGCCAGTTGTTATGTGTTTCTAACCACTGTTGACCTACTGATTCATCTTCAACACCATCAGCATTTAACATTTGAATAACTTTTCCGTTAGCTCCTAGTTTTGCAAAATGTGCCATAATGTTTCTCCTTATATATTAATTTTAATTACCATTCAACTATTGAAATTTGTATCTTATTAAAACTACTCCGCTTCCACCATTACCACCAGCTTTTCCTTGAAATCCTGGTCCAGGTGCTCCTGCTCCATAATGGCCACCGCCACCTCCTCCACCACCAGTATTTGTTATGCCTGCACTTGCTGCTGGATTATTGTTTCCTTTTCCTCCAGCGCCACCACCACCAGGACCTCCAGCGCCCACTGTTCTATTACCAGGATTACCATAAGAGGGACCTTCTGATACTCCACCTCCGCCACCACCAGCATATAGTCCATTTGTAGGTGCATAAAAAGGTTTAGGAGAAGCACCAAATATAGGTACAGCAGTTCCACCAGCACCACCCGCACCTGCAGTTGAAGAAGCTCCTGGTCCTGCAGAATCTCCACCGACTGCACTACCACCGCCTCCACCACCCGCAGCGGCACACGCACTAGGATTAGAACCACCAGGGTTTCCTTGAGGTGGGCTAACAGAGGGTACATTACCTGTTCCTCCTGTTTTAGGTGAATTACCACCAGCACCACCACCTGAACCACCTGGATCAGCAGGATTACTTGCGTTATCTCCACCTGCTCCAAAGCCTCCACCAGCTGATGTTACTCCTAAAGCTGTTGTCGCACTTCCTCCATTTCCGTCTACACCACAACCTGGTTGAACACAGCTTGCTCCACCGTTTCCACCAGCTCCTATTGTTATTGGATAATTTTGCACTGAGACTGAAAGAGCAGTGCAAGTTCTAAAACCACCACCGCCTCCACCGCCAGCTCTTCCGGCTCCACCGCCACCACCACCGGCTACTATCATATATTCTACTGTATTTGATCCACAAGCATTACCTACCGCTGAAACACAAAAATTTCCTGGTCCTGTAAATTGATGAACTTTGAAATTACCACAAGTTGCAACTGTCCCACCTGTTGCTGCAACGAATGAAGCTGTGCTAACATCAGATTGTAAACCTGAATCTGTTACCAACCAACCTTGTGTTGAATCTATAAATACTAATGTTACAGCTTGACCCTCTGTACTTAATTTTGCGTTAACAGTTGAACCACCAATTTTATCTGAACCGTTTTGAACTAATGTTACTGCATGACTGTCAAAAGTTTTTGCATAATCTTTAAAACCAACAACTGCTCCTGCTGTTCCTGCTGGAAGATTAACTGATATTGCTCCACTTGTTGTATTAACAAAATATCCTTCGCCAGCCACTGCTGTAAAACCTGATGTCTTGACTGTTGTCTGCCAGTTAACAGCACCTGTTGCTCCAAAACCATTTGCTGTTCCAGAGTTTGTTATTGTTGCACCAGCAGGAATCGTGAATGTGTCTCCACTATCTCCTAATGTAACTGTACCACACGCTGTTCTTGGACTAATTTTATTTACTTTTATTTCACTCATAATTTACCTAATTTTGAAATTTATACCTTATTACAACTATTCCTGAACCTCCATTTGCAGCAGATCCTCCAGAATTTTGACCGCCACCACCACCGCCTGTGTTAGTAGTTCCAGCAACTGCAGTTCTCGGTCCATAGGGTGATACACCACCAACTACACCTGAATTACCACCTCCTCCAAGTCCACCTAAACCTGCTGCTGAAGATGGTACACTTGAATTTGATCCATCTATACCACCACCTCCACCACCCGCATAATATCTATATGATCCACAAGGCACACCATTTGATCCAAATACTGCTGCAGGAAGTCCACCTCCTGCTCCACCATTTCCTCCTGTTTCATTACCAGGACTATTATTACCACCCCCATTACCACCTGCACCTATAAATCCACCACCGCCACCACCACCTGACCAACCGCTATAACCAGAGCTACCACCATCTGTTCCTTGAGCTGGACTAGTTGGAGGAGTATTTCCTCTACCAAATTGACTACTTGGATTTGCTGGTGGTCCAGAATCTCTTCCTCCTCCACCTCCTGATCCTCCTGCGGTGTCAGTATTATTAGGGCCATTTTGTGGTGCACTTGGTCCGGATCCTCCACCTCCACCACCATTAGAAGTTATTGTTGAAAAAATTGAATTTGATCCTTTAGATCCAACACCGGGATTGCCGTTTGCTCCACCACCAACTGTAATTGGATATGCTTGCGCTGAAACTGGTAATGCCGCTGGTCCATTTCGAGGTAAAGCTGGTGCTCCTGGTGCACAACCTGGTGCAACAAAAAATCTAACTCCTCCTGCTCCACCACCGCCTCCGTTACCTCCACCACCACCTGCTCCTGCTACTACTAAATAATCTACTGTATTAGAGCCAGAAGGTGTTCCTCCACAAGTCACTGTAAAAGTTCCTGGGCCTGTGAATGTATGAATTTTAAAATCACCAGATGTTGTTTGTGTTCCTCCAGTTGCTACCACATAAGGATTTACGCCTTTTTCTGTATCTTCGGCGTTTTGCACGTTAATCCATCCCTCTGTTGCATCAACAAAAACAAATGTTGCTGCTTGTCCCGCTATATTTAAAGTTGCATCTGCTGCTATACCACCTATTTTATTAGAGCCATTAGGGGCAACCGTTAAATTATTATTATTAAAAGTTCGCGTGTAATCCGCAAAAGCAACAATTGCTCCAGCGGAACCTGCAGGTAAATTTGCAGTCACAGCTCCACTAGATGTGTCTACAAAATAACCCTCTCCACTGACTGCTGTAAATGTCGTTGTTTTAATTGATCCTGTCTGCCAATTGACAGATCCCTCTCTACCAAATCCTGATTGAGACGCACCTGATGCTAAAGCAATGGTATCACCACTAGCGCCAATAGTAATAGTATTACTATTTTCGTTAATAATGTTTTGACCGCATTGGTTTTGTATGTTGTTTACTTTAATTGTACTTGTCATAATTATTGAAATTTATACCTTATTATTACTATACCTGATCCACCTGCTCTACCTGATTGAGAACCAGTACCACCAGCAGCACCACCACCTCCTCCTCCAGTGTTAGTTCCTCCTGCTGTAGATGCAGCAGCACCAGGTTTAGCAGAGGTTCCGTCTCCACCGCCTCCAAGTCCTCCTGCTCCACCAGCTGCAGAAGATCCACCATTACCGGTTCCTCCACCGCCACCACCTGCAAAATATCTAGCACCACTAACTGGACCTGACTCACCTTGACATCCTGCAAAACCTCCACTTACTACAAAAGAACCAGCTCCACCAGCTCCAGCGGCAAAACCTCCAGGGCTACTTGGATTATTACTGTCTGAACCTGCAGCAGCAGCTCCACCGCCACCACCTCCACCATTACCAACAGCACCTCTATGTACACCTCTTCCACCATTATTACCTTGTGGAGGTGAAACAGGTGGTGTATTTCCTGTTCCTGCAGTCGTATAACTAGCTGATCCTGGACCATCTCCAGCGCTACCACCGCCTGAACCACCAGGTCCTCCTGCTGGATTAGAAGGAGGACTTCCACTATAAGAATTACCAAAACCACCACCTGCTGAAGAAATCGTTGAAAAACTTGATGTTGAACCTTGAACTCCAGCTGCTTCAGGAGATGCTGGATAAGGACCAGCTGCACCTCCACCTCCAACTGTTATTGGAAAACCTGTTGCTGTAACTGTTATTCCAGTGGGAGTTGCTAAAGGTGAAGTTTGTGGTGAAGGCATACAAGTAGCATTTGATACTCTAAAACCTCCTGCACCTCCAGCTCCACCAGAATATCCTCCAGCTCCACCACCACCAGCTACTACTAAATAATCTACTTCATTGTTTGCTGGTGTATTTGATATTCCTGCAACACAAAAAGTTCCTGGACTTGTAAAAATGTGGCTTTTAAAATTACCACAAGTTATAATAGTGTTTCCACCAGTGGCTGTTATAAAAGCCGCTCCTACTACATTAGATGTTGAATCTTGAACATTTTTCCACCCTTCAGTGTCATCCACATAAACAAAAGTTACTGATTGACCCTGTGAGTTTAAAATTGCAGAGGCTGCAATTCCACCTATTTTTTGAGAACCATTTGGTGTAACTGTTAAACTGTTTGTTTGAAAAGTGTTTGTGTAATCAACAACAGAAACAATATTACCTGCTGTTCCTGCAGGTAAATTCATTATGAATGCGCCACCTGACGTATTTGCAAAATAACCTTCTCCATTTGCTGCTGTGAAAGTAGCAGTTTTAATAGATCCTGTCTGCCAATCAACAGTTCCTGTTCTACCAAATCCTGTTTGAGATGCACCTGATGCTAACGCTACAGTTCCACCACATCTACCTAAAGTTACCGTAGTTGCATCAGCAACAACAGTTTTACTAGCTCCACCACCAACTGTAAGTGTTGATCCTGATTGTTGTGTTATTGCATCTACTTCTATTTTTGACATTATACTATTACTAAAGTCCCTGTTACTGTTATTGTACCAGGTACTGTAATAGGTCCTGCGAGAACTCCGTTCTCAACAGTTTGAGTACCGTCCATTGTACCTGCTTGA